CTTAAGGTGCTGAAGGAGAACGCCAATGCCGTGCGGAAAGAAGACCAAGAGCAAGAAGCCAAAGCGGATACCTAAGTAAATGGCCAGAGGCGGCTATCGGCCGAACGCCGGTCGAAAAAAAGGCTCCAAGACTTGCAAAGTCTCGGCATCGGCGAAAATCAATGCGATCGAAAGAAGGGCTCAGCGCCGCGCGCTTGGTCAATATAAAGATACTGCGCAAGCGGCGATCCTAGCGGGGATACAGCAAACCGCCGAAATGGTGCTCAAAGAACTTGAGCCCATCGTAAAGGCCCAGCTCGCGAATGCGAAGGGCCTAAACTATCTCGTGGTCCGGGACAAAAAAACAGGGAAGTTCATTCGCGTCAGTAAGGCGATGGCCAAGGAAAAACTCGACAAAAACGAAGAGGTCGTGGAGGTATGGGAAAAAGATCCAAGCGTGCAAGCGTTCGCCGATTTGATGAATAGGACATTCGGTCGGCCAGCCGAGTATGTCGACCCGAACAAAAAGGATGAGCCGATCAAAATCGTCATCGCATGGAAGAACAGCGAGTCGTAGTGCCTTATGCGCCGCGACGCTGGGCGCGCGGGCTACATAATTCGTTCAAACGATGGGCCGCGTTGGTGCTCCACCGACGCGCAGGGAAAACTACGGCCATACTGAATCATCATCAACGAGCAGCAATGGACGACACGTGGGAAACTGCTCGCCTGAAATACCTCTTACCGAAATCGCCCGATGAGCGGATAGCGCCATTGCTTCGCAATAGACGCTACTGGCATATCATGCCTACTCGCGAGCAAGCCAAGACGATGGCATGGGCGATGCTGCGCGAGATATCGCTCCCCATCCCCGGCGCCAAGCTGAACGCCAGCGATCTAGAAGTGACGTACCCGAACGGGAACACGCTACGCCTATTGGGCGCCGATAAGCCCGACTCGCTACGCGGCCCAGGCCTTAGCGGGCTCTCACTCGATGAGCATTCGCAAATCAAGAAGAACACCTTTGGTGAGGTATTATCTAAAGCACTTGCCGATCACCTTGGGTATTGTATTTTTTCAGGCACGGTTAAGGGTAAGGATCAGCTCTATACGCTATACCATGGCGATGAAAGCAAAGGGATTTTAGGAGCCAAAAATAATCCCGACTGGTATTCTATCTGGCAAAACGTAGACGTCTCTTTGGCTACTGAAGATGGGCCTACGATTGACGCATTGCGTAGAGCCATGGAAGACGAGCTAGAGCTTGTGCGCATCGGCGTTATCACTCAAGCCGAGTATGATCAAGAATGGTATTTGAGCCCAGAAGCCGCGATCAGGGGCGCTGTCTACGTCAAGGAGCTGAGCAAGGTTCGTGAGGATGGCCGTATCGCAAGCGTTCCCTACGATCCGATTCTGCCGGTCCATACGTTTTGGGATTTGGGCGTCCGCGTCATGGCGATTTGGTTTGTCCAGCTTGAGCGTGGCGGCACGGTGCGAGTGATCGACTATCACGAGGATAGCGACGAAGGATTCGCCTACTACGCCAAGGTGCTCAAAGAGCGCGGCTACGTGTATGGCACTCACTACGGCCCGCACGATATAGTGCAGCGAGAGCTCGGTACCGGCAAGACTCGTATTGAGATAGCCAAAGAGCACGGGATTGATTTCGCGCCGGTAAACCGTTTGATCGGGACACCCCGCGGCGAGCTAGCCGAGGGTATCAACGCAGTGCGGCTATTGCTGCCTCGATGTTGGTTTGACGAGCAGAAAACATCGCTTGGCCGGCAACGACTTTCTCATTATCGGTGGGGTTATAACGCCCTTACTGACGAGCTGAAATCGCAGCCGGTGGGAGACATTAACAGCCACGGAGCAGATGCCTTCCGCTATGTCGCTGCGGCGCTAAAGCCCGAGGGCGAGAAGCCAAAAAATCGGCGCCCGCTGGAACCGAGCGTGAGTGCATGGGTGTGAGGTTGATATGATTCGTATACATTTCGGCTCCGGCTCTGAGGTACACTCGCCTGATGAGAGAATTACCGTGCGTATAGGCGATTCGCGACACATGGGACGCGAAAGCATTGTGTCTTGCGCCGGCCTCAAAGAGCTAGTGCTTGAGCAGAGCGTTAAAAAAGGGATGGTGCGCGCTTTACAGCATGGAAAATACTGGCGCGTCATTCATCGCGTGACGGAGGAATAAATGTCCGACTACATGGAGGAAGCCAAGCGCCGGTTCGCGCACGTAAACGCGGTCGAGTCTGCTCAGCGCAGGCGAGAGCTCGATGACCTGCGATTCCAAGTCCCAGCCAATCAATGGACCGAGGAGGGCAAGCGTCAGCGCGCTGATCGTCCGATGCTCAGCATTCCGAAGATCGATCAACCGATCCAGCTTATTTACAATCAAATGCTCGGCGCCAGACTCGGGATCAACACGCCGCCGCTCAGCATTACTGCGGACGACAAAAAAGCGGAGATCATCCAGAACATCATTCGAGCAATCGAACGTGATTCGAATGCGCAGATGGCCAGAGCTTGGGCTTTTAAGCGTGCGATCACATGCGGACGCGGATTCTATCGAGTTAACACACGATGGGACGACTCATCAGATAACATGTTCGATCAGAAGCTCACCATCGAACGCATTTTACACCAAGACTCGGTGTACATGGACCCAACGGCAAGAGAGTGCGATTACTCTGACGCTGAATATGGATTCCTCACAACATGGGTGCCGCTTACGCGCATGAAAGCCCTCTTCCCCGGTACCGACGTTGCAAAAAATGCCGATCAAACTTTTGCCGGGCTGATGGCCGAAAATGCCGGCTGGGCCGAGGGCGAGGGAGAGGAGCGGTCGCTGCTCGTAGCAGAGTATTTTTGGAAAGAGCATCGCATCGAAACGTATTGCCTGTTAAGCGATGGCCAGATTGTGAAATCAAAGGACGTTGACGGACGCGAGGTCGTAGCCGAACGTCAAAAAGACGACATCGTTGTAAAGTGGTCGAAAATCTGCGGAGTCGACCCACTCGAAGAGAGTGAGTGGAACGGCCAGTATATCCCGATAATTCCGGTTTGGGGTCGAGAGCTACTTCCGTTCGACGGCGAACGTCAGTGGAATGGGATCATAACGAACAATAAGGGCGCCCAACAGTTCTATAATTTTTCGGCATCCTCTTTAGTCGAGCGTATCGCTCTCGAACCGCGAGCACCTTTTGTGGCGTATCAGCCGGTCATTGAAGGGTATGAAAATGATTGGCGTGACGCGAATGTGCGCAACATCCCTGTTTTGCGATCTAATGTGGTAGTCGAGGGCGGCACCTTGCTACCATTACCACAACGCGCACCGGTGGATGGATCGGCGATGTCGATCGCTGCAATGGCGCTACAACAAGCCGACGCAATGATCCAGTCGGGCACTGCGACTTATGATCCTTCCCTCGGTCGCGTAAATCAGCGCGAGAAAAGCGGTCGGGCGATCATGGCGTTGCAAGAGCAAAGCGACGCGACGAGCAGTGATTATTTGCACATGCTTGCTAACGTTTCAATGGTTTATGAGGCGAAAGTCATTCTCGATGCGTTGCCGAAAATCTATGATCGTAAGGGCCGCATCGTGCCGACCTTAAGCCTTAACGAGGACACGGAATTCGTGATGCTCAACCAGCCGTTTATCATTGATAAAGAGACTCACAAGCCGCGAGCAATCCCAGTGGCTGTAGATAGAGATGGTAAGCCACTTGAGCCGCTTCAGCCATTGCCGGGAGCGCTGCCAGGCCCACAAGGTCTTGGGCCGGGAATGGGCCAAGGTATCGGCGCAAAATTAAAGCAGTTATTCGGGAGATAGAACGATGAACGGACAACCGATGTTACCACCTGCTGCTGCGATGGGCGAGCCACAACAAGGCGCCCCTGGCATGCCGCCCGAAGGACCAATGCCAGGCATGCCTTCACCATCGCCACCGGAGCTGTTTTACTACGACTTAAGCGAGGGCGAGTATGCAGTCACTGTCAACGTCGGGCGATCCAAGCAGACGATGATGCTGGAAGGCGCCGAAGAATTCCAACGCATCCTCGAAAGCAACCCGCAGTATCTTCCGCTTCTAGGTGCGTACTATTTCAAGTTCCGCGACTTTCCCGGCGCCAAAGAGTTAGCCGAGATTCTCGAAAAGCTACGCGATATTCAATACCCACAACTATTCGATAAAGATGCGGAAAGCCCGGAAGCTTTGCACGCCAAGGTGCTCAGCCTCACCCAGCAGCTCCAACAAATGCAGCAAATGTTAGGGGAAGCGACCAAGGCGATTGAGACCGAGCAAGTCAAACAGCAAGCGATTCTGCAAAAGGCCCAGCTCGACAATCAGACCAAACTCGAAATCGAGCGCATGCGCGCGGAAACGAACGCTGGCCTTGAGCAGATTCGCGTGCAGCTTGAGGCGATGAAATCCCAAAGCGCCACGCTCGAAGCCGAGCGTCAACGCGAGCATGATCGACATGCGAATGCCGAAAAGCGCGCGCATGAGGTGGCCATGGCTCTGAAGCCTCAGCCGCCGATGGAACTGCCCTTGGAAGCGGATAAGTCGGTGTGAGCGAAAGGATGAATATGGCCACGATGTTTACGGCGCAGTGGATAGCTAATCAGGCTGCACTTTACTTAGGCAACCGATTGCAAGGAATGAAATTAATTCCTCACGGTAGTGAGATAATTGGGCAAAAGTGCGAATGGTGGCGTCCAGTTGCTTTTTTTTCGCATAAACGAGTAAACGAAGAGAGGGCTCCTTTTGACGTTGTCATACAACAATTTTGTGAGGCGATCATTGCGCGGTCTCCGATAGGCTTTGCTATCCCGGAAACACACGCATACGAATATTACGCTATAACAAAGTCAAATAGATGTGGTATTGCCGTATGCGTAGAAGAGGTTGATGAAGATGATCCAATTATGGATTTAATGTTTTCTGCGTATGTTTTGTGCCCGGTTAAAAAGGCGATCACAAGAAAAGCCAAACCTGTGCGGAAAGGACGATTATGTCGGAAAGTGCGATAGTAGGCGATTTTGAGTTGTCGAGCAACGTGGAAAGCGCTGAGGAGATCACTGCGAATCTCGTCCCCGAAGAGAAGGCAACCCAGGTAAAGGACGCCGCGTCTACCTTGGGCAAGAAGGGCGGTGAGGCGGCGGCGGCAGCGGCGGCCAAGCGGAAAGCCGCTGAGGCGGATAGTGATCAACAGCAACAGTCACAAGCTGAGCCCAAAAAGAAGGCCGCGCCAAGCGAGAGCAAACCCGCGGATAAATCTGCCGATCAGCCAGCCGAGGGCGAAGAGAAGGGAAAAGAGAAGGGCGAGAAGGCGCTCGGCTCTCCGCGTCATGATATGCGCGCGCGCATGCTGCAAGCGACAAGCGAGAAAGCCGAACTACAACGTCGGCTGGAAGCTATCGAAAAACGGAGCGAAGCGCTCGAAAATATCGCCAATCAAGCGATGGCTGGGCAATATCCAGGGGCGCAACCTGGTCAGCCAAGCCCACAGCAGCCACAACATCCACAGCAGCATCAAGGCTTCCCAGGGTCAAGGCCGCGACCGCAGGCTGAGGATTATGACGACCACGCGCAATATATCGAAGAGCTTTCGCGCTGGACGGTCCAAGAAGAGCGTGCCGCGTCCGAATTCCAAGCCAAAGCGCAGGCCCATGCGCATCACATAGCCAAGCAAGCGCAAAGTGACGTCACGAATTTCAACCAACAGCTCGAAACCGCTGAGTCCGAAAATCCCGAGGTGCTCAGTCAAATACACCCGAAATTTTGGGAGCTCCAAACGACGTGGCAAATGGACCCAAATCAACAACCTACCATATTTAATCACTTCGCCGATGAGCTGGCACGGTCGTCAAATTCCGTGGCCACGATGGTCTACCTTAGCCAGGCGGAAAACCGTGACGCCCTGGCGGCGATCCTTAACGCACGCAGCCATCCGGAATTCATACGAGCCTTCGTCCGTGCCGAGCATTTAGCTGGAGGTGGCGGTGCTTCCACTAATGGCGCAGGGGCGTCTCGCCCAGCAGCGCCGAGTCGATCAGTGAGTAAGGCCAAGGCTCCGGTAACGCCGGTATCCGGCGAGTCGAAATCGAGTGAAGACGGAATGGATCTACCATTCGATCAGCACTACGCCTTTTGGCAGGCGAAAGACGGCAAGAAGTGGTAAGCGTTACTCGCGCGCCTTAGCAGCGAAAACACCGACTAGCGTTTTGAGCTCTTCGTAGTGCGAGAAAAAGCTCTGCGCTTTACTGAGCAGCGACTGAATTTGCGAATCAAGGAGTTCTGCTTGCAGTTCTTCTGAGGACGTCGACGTGATTCCTTTATAGCTCATGACGGCCTGAGCCCATTGTTTGATTGCGTGTAGAATCGTCGTCAAGTCTGCGAACGTAGCCGTGAGTGTCGCTGGCGCGTCTTGATTAGATAAAAATGTTTTATTAGAGGCGATTAAATCGAGCAGGCTTTGTTTGGCATCGGTAAAATCAGACATAGCGATCTCCTACGCTGTAATGCTCGGGCGAGAGCCGATCAGGAAATGACGTGGGAAACGATGCTCGCGCCACTCGCGCCATGCGCGTTCGTACTCGTGCGGCTGGATGAGAAACTCGGTCCTACGCTGTAATGCTCGGGCTAAAGCCGGCATTTCGTGCAGTCCAAGCGCGATCAGCGGCCCCATAAAAAGCATGTGGAAAATAAAGCCACCTAAAACTGGGGTGTAATCTAGCACACACCAGACCGAAGTTGTGCGGTATATGCATGGGTAGCCGCTACCGGCAAAAAATACACCTTGCAGGTTGTTAGCCACAAAATCACCTGGCACCCACGATCCACCTCCAGGCCGTGCAATAGACGCACGAGCATGGTTAGCATAGCTAGCAGTTAATTCTAAGTACGTTTCTGATCCTTCAGTTGATCCTAAGCGAAGTAAAGAATAAATAAAGGCTTGAGGCGAGTCAGCTTTACGGGTACGCACAGTATAATCTAGATGATCTACTTCAGAGATGTTCAGCGGCAATCCAGTGTTAAGATAAAAAGATTGAGTTTTTTGTGCGGCGACAACAGTGGTACTAACATACGTAGTATCATCATCATGAGAGATAGGGTCGCCTGGATCTGAAGCAGCCGCCTTTGATGCCCCTGCGCCTAATGACCAATCGGTGTAAGTACCCTCTGCGGAGGGCCTAAGAATTGCTTCGGCCATTATACAGTCACCAATGTGACGCTACCACCTTGCATCGTTATATCGTCAGTGGTGGTCGCCTCACCGGTAAGGCGTATTTCGACAGCGGCGGACCATACTACTGTGGGCGACGCTATCGCCGGCACCGATACCGTAGACGGGCCGCCCGAT